ATTATAAGCTATTTATTTTGTTTAATAATAATTCTTCGGGAGAAAACTCTTTGGTTTTCTTTAATTCCTCATAGAATTTTTCATACCCCATATCGGCGGCATCTTTGTCTTTAAGATACATCATTTTTACATGAATACCTTGTTTTCTAAAATATTCGGCAGCTTTAAGTGCCTCATTTATTGCATCGTTGTCTAATGAAATAATAATATCGGTAATTCCACTCATAAAGATTTTTTCAACCAATAATCTGGATGGAAACTTACCTAATAATGGAATTGCATTTCTTTTAATTGTGATTGCGTCAAATACACCCTCACAAAGTATAATCGGTTCGTTCCAATTTACTTGGGAGTCAAAACATATTACATTTTTACTGATTGGAGGATTTTTGTATTTCATTTTGTTGTCCGGATAATACGAACGAGAAACAAAGTAATTTAATGTACCATCGGAATTGTATGATGGTATAATTACTCGTTGTCCATACAATCCTTCTTTACAATATCCTATGTTATATTTGATTATATCTTTAATACCTATTCCTCTTTGAGTTAGGTAATGTATTGCGTGTTTATATTCTGGATTAAACCCTTTAGGAACCTCACTAAGACTTATAAATTCTTTTGGTAGGGAAATGAACACCTTTGTATCGGCATCTTCTAAAAGTGGGTTATAATTGCTATCTCCGTATATCTCTCTAATAACGGAAATAACCTTTCTATCAACATCTAACTTTTTTAATAATGAGGTCAATTTCTTACCACCACTATTGCAAGTCCAACAATGCCATTTTTGGGTTTCCGTATTAACTTGGAGTTTTTGTTTGTGATGATTGCAGAAAGGACAGTAAAATGCCAACTCATTCCCTTTGAGATTGAGATAACTACCTAAAATACCAGTAAGGGTAGATACGACTATATTCTTATCATTTTGCTTCAACACGACTTAAATATACGACAAATATTTGATATTTCCAAATATTTTAAGGTCTATTTTCCTCTAAAAACCACTCATTTGGGATGATTTTGTCCGAATATTTATATCCGTTCTTTTCACACCAATCCCCATAGGTCGTTTTCGACTTTTTGGTGATTTTGTTCTTTGAATTGGAAAATACGAAACGAATGTCCATATTTGGGTTTTGTTCTTTAACCAATAAGTGTTTCTTACGGTCAGCTGCCACAAACCTACCTTTTGTCTCTATTCTAATACCATTGGGTAGTTTGAAATCGGGATGATAGTGATGAGTGGATGCAGGAATTATGTATGGAACCTTTTCGGTTTCATACTCTACTTTAATTCCTTGTGATTCTATTTGTTGAGAAATGGTTTCTTCTAAACCAGACTTAAATCCATACTTTTGTGCAACCCACTTTGGATTGTTCTTTTTTGTAACTTTTTTAGCCATTAAAATTATTTATTTTTCATAGCTGAAACAACAGCTGAGTATTTTCTCTCATTCACATCACCGTTTCTACCAACTTTTAATTTAGCAGCATCTAATACTTTCTCATCTGCTTTTTGGAAATCGTTTGTAGTATATGGGGTTTTTGCATTTTCATATGCAGCTTTAGAAATTTTATCAACTCCTAACTCTTTCTGACCTGCATTGTATAAATCTAATATTTTAGACATAATAATTGTTTTTACTTATAAATATATGTTATGTATCAAAACGGATAATAAAGTTTACTGGAATATCTGGTTCGGACTTAATTGGTTGTGGAAGTTTTGCTACTGCCACCAAATCACAATTATCATCATATAGTCCAATAGTTGTAATAAATGGTGTTAAAAATGAACCCGTTGAATCTACTGACCCACTTAAATCATAATGTTCAAATCCACCCGAAATCGATGAAGTATATTGTGAGGGTATTCTATAATCCAATATATTACCATTTTCTAATACTGTTTTCTTTTTGATATAACTTACTCCAGGATTTGTAATAACACTCATAGTTTTACCATCAGAAGTTATGTACCTCTCCGTTTCTCTACCAATTTCAACTACCGCAGATGGATTTTGTGAAACATTGAATTCGTCCTCATTTACTATTAAAAGATATTCATGTTCATATACCGTTTCAGTTGATTTATAATATAAATTAAAACTTGAGGTATTAAAGTTTTCAACTTCCGTTAATACAATAAGTCCTTGTGCATAAAATACATTACCCAACTGATTTATAATGCCATTTAAAAACGGAATTTCATCTACTTCTAATATATCATTTTCGAAATCTATTTTTATTAATTGTAATGTATATGATATGGAATTATATTCAACCACCAATATATTTGTTTCTAAATTTAATTGAGTTATTTTGAAAGAAATTAAAACATTGGTTAAATCTTGTATTGTTATTTGTTCATTATAAAAATTTACAATTTCTAATTCAACATCAATTATATTACCTGACAAATTACCAAAACTATCATCCAAATATGTAGTTGTACCATCTACTAATGTAACCGAACCTCTTTTTATTCCTTCACCAACACATTTTTCTGGAATTGATATAACTATTGCACTACCACTTAAATATCGTTCTTTTGCTTTGGTAAATATAGTAAACCCACTAGTTTTTATACCATATCGTTGAATTGGGTTATCTTCTCTACCATTATAAAATGTAGATTTTATTTGACCATATACAGAGTGTTTATTATAAGTAGAACCACTTAAATGACCTGTACTTATATTAAACATTTGTGTGTCCGAATAGATACCTTCTTCTGCAATTAAAACAGAAGCTTCCGATGTAACTTCATCCCACTCTTTGTATGCCTTAAATGGCCTTATACTAATATCCGACTTTGGTATTCTTTTTAACATATCGTATATAAATATTCTTTTAATGAAAAACCCCCAAAACAGGGGGTTTAACATTATTTAATATATTCTCCGATTAGAAGTCTAATTTAACTTTTATTGCAATTTCCTTATCAAATGATTTTTCAATTGGTTTAGAAACTTTAGCTACTGCTAATAATTCATTTGCATCATCATATAAACCTACCGAAGTGATATACACTTTAGGGTCTCTTTCAAATAATGGTTGAACAAATGCTCCAACTGAACCACTTACGAATGTTGGGTTGTTTGAGAAGTTGAATTCTCTATTGTTTGCTCTTACAAAGTAATGAGATGTAGAAACATTTTCAGTTCTTCTCATTTGGAAATCTGCACCTGCACTAATTGAATTTAATAATGCAACTGAACCAGAATTTGCACCATTGTTTTGATGGTAGATATTTGTTATTGATGAATTAGCTGGTGCTAATTTTACATCAACTCTATTTTGTAATGCAGTTGGGTTTAACAATATAATTCCCATATCAGGATAGAATAAACCATATCCTTGACTTGAAGTTACATCAGAATAAGATGTGATACTTGAAGTTAATGCAGAACCAATATTTAATGTTCCTTCTACTACATTATAAACTCTACCTGCAGTTGTTACATTTTCATCAGAACCACCACTATCATCAATAAGTGTCAAAGAACCTTTTGAACCTGATAATTCTATTGAAAAATTACCTGGGTCTAATCTTTCTTTGTATCTAGCTCTGTTTACATTGATTACATAGAAATTTTGTAGGTTGTGTCCGCCTGCAGTTGAACCTGTATAAACACTAAAGAATGCATCAGAACTATCCAATAAAACATTCTTAAATTGATTGTAAGTTGCCTTTGTTGGTAAATTTGATGAATCAGTCTGTTGTAATGTAGGTGCACCATATCCATTCACATCACCATACGCAATTGAGAATTGAACCTCAGCTGCAGTAGAAGATGTTGCAACATTATAAACATCTAAATAATATTTACCACTAACACCCGATTGTTGTTCGGATGATGTGAAAAATGCTGTTAAACTTCCCGTATCACCACTCCATATTCCAGAAGTTACGATTTCGGTTCGGTTAGTTACTTTGTCAATTGTACCAAATTTTTTGTAGATACCATTTGTAATTGTAGTGATATCCGAACTGATTTGTTCACCAGTTCCTAAAAATTGGTTTACGATTCTAACTAATTCGTTAGTATCTACTGGAGTGCCTGCGGTGTTTGCTGCACCTGCTAAGTAATTTGATATATTACTTGCTAATAGGGCTCCTCTACTGTCTCTTATTAATGCCATAGTATTTTATTATTGAACGTAAGTTACTGTGATTGGAATAGTTTGTGAACCACCCGTTTCGTTACCATAAACTGTAATAGTTGTTCTGATAGTCGAAGTTAATGATGGGTTTGGAATAAATTTGAAAGTTAATCCTTTCGCGATTGCTGCAGTTGCAGATACATCGTCTCCGATAAATACTGGAACCGAACCAATTTCAGATGTTACACCTTCACCGATAATATCACCCGCATTTTTGTTAGATAATACAATTGTATATCCTAAACTTCTATTACCTGCAGGAGATGTAGTTGGAGATAATGCAACCTCACCACTTCTTTGATTAACTGAAATGTTAGGAACACCAAATTCAACAACTGGAATTCTAGTTGTATTTTTTGGTAAAGTTACCAACTTGTACTTCATTACTTGAGTCTCATCTGGATTAGCTTCTAATACAGGCATGTTTTTAATAGCTGCATCATAGTAAGCTGAACCCAATGGGTGAGCTGGTTCGTATAATGTGTAATCAATCTCATCATCTGCTAATGCAAATTGAGTGATGTTTAAACCTTGACCTGCAGCTAATTTTTCTCTACCTTTTTTGGTAAGAATTGCGTCAACAGTTAATTCTGTGTTACTTAAATATCCCATAGTATAATATTATCTTTGTTTATAAATATAATTATTTTGAAATTTCGTTATTCTACTTCCAAAATTGGTTCAGAAGTATTTCTACCCGTTCTATTTACAGTTAATGTATTTGGATTAGATACAAATATTTCAACTGGAGGTGCACCATCTAAAGTAGTTGCTGCAGTATTTTTTGAACCTTTAAAGAAACTATTTTGTAATCCTTTTGTCAAATCCGATGTATTTCTATAATGTGTTGGTAAATATCCACTCACAGGTTTTACTGTAATTATATTACCTTGTATAACAGGAACTATTGAACCACTAAATGGCTGAATGTTTAATTTGGTTTCAGTATAAGTTTGAATATCGGAAATATACCCACCTCTAGGGTCACCCAATCCATTTGCAGATGCCGTTACCGCAAATTTGGTAACCATTCTTTCTTTCTCTTCGGTAATCAATTGAACTCTAATTCTTTCCGTTACTCTCCTATTATCTTTATCAAAATAAGTTCTAATTGCATTACCATCCTGTGCATAAATACCAAATCCAATCATTTCATATGCAGTTTGACCATATGTTTCTATACCCAAATTTATTTCCGTTGTAATCGTTGGTTCATCTAATCCTGCATCTATTGTTACATTTTGTTGATACGATTCTGCATTTGTAATCGTAGTATCGTTGTTGTCAATTAAACTATCGTATTGATATGAGTCTGCAATTAAATTTTCAGAAAGATTTGCATCTACTATACTATCATATTGGTTATTTTCTCCAATTATATTTTCTGAAAGATTTGCATCTACTATACTTTCGTATTGTGAGTTATCAGCACTTAATATAGTTGTATCTTGATAATGTATTGTTACATCTTGTTGATATTCGTCACTTGTTGGTTTCTTTTGTGCAATCTTACTTCTTTCTAAAATATGAGGTTCGATTAATAAACCCGTAGTAGCTTTAACTCTTGCAGGCAACATTTTTTTAATATCCTCAAACATAGATTTCTCATATAGTTTGATTAAATTGATATATGCATAGATGTCTCTATTATCATATCTTTGGAAATAATAATGTCTTAAC